GCCAGTACGGTTTCGCCTGCAAAGGTAACTCCGAGGTGTTCGGGTATGGTGTAGATGGTCTGCTTTCCCTCCACCTCGATTGTTACGTCTCGCATTGGCTGTCCGCTGCTGGAAATGGTTGCGATGCCAGTGTTGATGTGCGGCTGGTTGTCTACGACCTTGCCTTCCTTAACTTCCACCGTCTGCTTGTCTAGCAGATAGACCGGGTGATTTCTCTGTATATTCTTAAATTCCATAATGCGCTCTTTTTTAATAGTTCGATAAATAGACAAAAAGGGGTCTCACTGATAGAACAGCGAGTTGCCCCTTGATAGATTTTGTTCAGACCGCCAGCTACGCTCCAGTGGTGGTTGTGGTGGTCTTCAGCTGCTGGATAATGAAACCAGTCTGCTCTCTGCGCTTGCTGTCCTCCAGCTGGATGCGAAGGTCTTGCTCCCAGTGGTTGTTGAGAACGTCAACGATGCGCTGGGTGTTGTCCTTGCCCGAGTTCTTCAAGTCGCAAACGACCGTCTGGATGAGGTTGCCGAGGTTACTGAAACCTCGCTCCAGCCCAGTATTGGTGTAGCAGAACCCCTGCTGCATTGCGTTGATGATGTCCTTCTGCCCCAACTGGTTCTCGTAGCCCATACGGTTGATGTTCTGCTGGGTGGTGCAGCAACAGTCCTTCAACTGCTGGATGATGTTGAGGTTTCCAAGGTTCGCTGCGTTGATTACTCGCTCTGCGCTGAAACCAACCTTGCCGCCTACATCTTGGATTGCTGCCTGAATGCCGCAAACAGAAGCCTGCAATGCGTTGAAGTCGCAGTTCAAGTTAGCCGCCAGGGTCTTTAAGTCCTGGTTGTTGCCCTGAATTGCTCCCATCAACAAGTCGCTGTTGTGGTTGTCGCTCATCTGAGTGCGAAGGCTGTCAATCTGAGACTGGATTTCTGAACGCTGAACGTTGCCGTTCTGTCCGTTCCAGCCATCACCGTACATGAATCTGAACATTCCCAGCATCATCATGTAGGCGAATGGGTTGTTCCAACCTCCACCCATACCACCGTTCATTGCTGCCAGCATAGTCGCTGGATCATTGTCTCTACCTCTAGCGAGCAAGGCTGCTGCTAGGTTGTCATTGCCACCGTCCCCAGTGCAATAAACTTTCTCGATTGTGTCTGCCATAAAATTTTGAGTTAATTACGTTACGGAAGCCAAATATTGGAATCCGCTGCAAAGTTACTCTGATTTTTGGCTCGCTCCAAAAAGTTAGTACACTGGTATTTATCGAATTATTGTCAAAGAACGCTTTTGGTTATTTTCTTTTTGTTTCTTGATTAAATACAAATCGGCTCTACGTCCTTGTTTAGCAAGGTCGCTTGTGCCGTGGCAAGTCGATAAACTCGAGAAGTGCTGATGTATGTGTAAGCCATCTTGCAAAGATGTCTCACTGCTGGAACGGTGCGGTTTAATACGGTCGCAGTGGTCGTTATGCTGAATCCTGCGTGTATCATCTGCTCAACGACCATACATCGTGTCATTACGAGGTTTTCTGCTCTCGACTTGCCGAGAACGTCTTCTCTCGTAATGCTCAACTCTCCGCTCGGCAGTTCGATGGCGCAACACTTGATTACATTGTCTATAACTCGCCATAGTTCTTTCTCCTTGTCATTCATAATAAAATGTTTTAATCGTTCCCCAACATCGAATCAATCATTCCGTCAATGGCTTCATCGGTCATGCTCTTCTTAATAGAAGGATCTGCGCCAATTGACTTCATCATCATAGCTACCCAGGGGTTGTCACTCTCCAGCGTGGATTGTATCTGCTCCTTGTATGCTTCGTGAAGCTCGCCCGATTCCTTGAAATCCAAAAGAACCGTGCGCAAGGCTTTTACAGCGTAGTTATCCATCAGCAGGGGATTGTCCCTTGCCGATGATAATTTAGTAAGAAGCACAGCCAGTGCTTCATGTAATTGTTTCTTATTCTTCTTCATATTGTCTTACTTTTAAATTTCTAAAGTCAGCGACTTAGAGTTCAAGTTTACCACCACAAGCATATCTTCTTGAGGTTTTAGTAACTCCTGCTTTAGGAGTTACTGGTTTTGCTCTACCAGTACTTTTTCTCATAATAGTGTATTTTAAAATTTTAAAATTATTTTAGTTTTACTTGTTTTGAACAAACTCTGCAACAACAAGTGTAGTATCATCTATCTTGATTAAGCGTGCATAGGTATCGTATTCCGTTGCTAAATATTCAATCTTGTTAAGCATTGGACCGTGTGTTGATATTTTCATTTTATACAGGCAGTTATTATTATTAGTAGAGCAAAGAGTGTTACCTCCTTGTCCTCCTGCGAAGAATATCTCTAGGATGCCTCCTTTCGACGCCTTTTGAAACCAATCATATACGTTGATACTCGCTGTTATATCCATGCTAATAATCTGATGATTTGCGACAAATGGAATAATAATATTTCCTACGTTGTCTCGATTATTTCTATAATCAGAATTATTAACAATAGCTGAGCCAAAACTTGCTTTTATTTTTGTCAAAAGCTGGTTTAGTCCATTTAAATCTAAAAACTTCATATTAATTAATTTTTAAAATTATTATTAAGCAAATAAAGCATCAATCTCTGCTGTAGTTATTGCACTATCTGCTGTTGCGCCATTGGCGATGCCGTTCAACTTGGTTTTGAGTGCTGCCGTGAAGTCTTCGGTCGAAAGCCCCTTTCCGCTTACCACGTCAACCTTCTTTGATAGGGCTGTATTTACGTCTGCCGTCTTAGCATAAGGCGACAAGTCGTAGGTGGTGTTCGTGTCAGTCCATGGAACGTTAACGTATGCCTTCTTTCCACTCAACTGCACTGGATAGTTTCTTCCGTTGGCTGCATAACCTACTTGAATACCCCCCAACGCCGATGCACTGGCAGTAGGCAGGGTGTAATTGTTTGCACCATCCGCAATGCCATCTAGCTTAGCCTTATCGGAGGATCTCATGAAGCCGTTTTGACCAGGATAAGGTCTTCCCCCAGTAGTTCTGGGTTCAGCAAGAGGTACATCCACTACTTTCTCACTCCCATCACCTAGTGTATATACAAGATTTCGAGATGCAGTGTTTGAAGTTTGAGACCCATCGGATTCTACACCTCTGAAAACCACATTTTTTACCGCTTCCGTCTTTTTGGCGTAAGGCGTTAAATCGACCTTCACGGCATGAGTACCGATTTTTTCCCACGCACCATTGGTATAGTAATACTCTTGATACACATCGTTGGCATCGCTTCCGTCCTTAACGATGTATATCTTGTTACTCTCGCCCGATGAAGGAAGGCTGGTTACCAACTTGAACAAAGATGTATCGAGGTTGCCAAGTTGTGCGAGCGGGATTCTTCCGTTGGCATCAAGTCCTGCAACACCATTAGCTTCACCAATAGGAATCATTTTTCCACTTGCAAAAAGATAATTAACCCCATACCTACTATTAGTAATACTGGATGGGTCTATTCTTATAGACTTACCACCATCTGCATCATTTAAAAAAGACACACTTCCTCTAATTGTACCACCAGTTAATGATAAATAATTAATATTAACCCAGTTCTTAATCTTCTCCCAGAAATATGCTAAGCCTATTGCGTCTAAAAATTGCATAATCTATTGTTTTAAATTGTTATTTACTAGTAATATCTGTTATCTGTTCCTCCGTGATTGCTGGAGGGAAGTCCTTCGTCACGATGTCGGTCACTCTGTTTGAAATATCCTTGTAGATGTCCGTGCCGAGTTTTTTTGCTGTCACGCTGCCGTCTCTGATGTTTCCAGTTGATATACAGTCCTCGGTCAGATGGTCGTGTTTGACCGCTCCCGGTTGTAGCTTATCTGAGGTCACACAATTGGATGCTAGGTGTCTGTTCTTTACAGAGCCATCGGCAAGCTTCGCTGCCGTTATCGCCCCATCCGCAATTTGCGCTTCCGTTATTGTTATCTTGGCGAGTTCACTCTTGATAATCCTAACGACCGCATCGTTCTCCAGTTTATCGTCCATCATGGCAAGCATCCTGCTTAACTCGACAACGATGTCGTAAATTTCCGTGCCGACACGCACCGCTGTGTTTTCTCCAACCTGCGTTGCATCTCGTATCAGCTCTGCCATACGGAGCATTTTTTGAATATCCTCGTTCATGTCTTATGTGCTTTTAGTTGCCTATTGCGTGAATGTGTGCCCTTGTTCCTCGCTGTGCCTTCACTTCTCCTTTCGAGGTGAATGCCTTGAGATATTCGAGTGCATCTGATAAATATCTTTCTGCCATGTCCATGATGTCGTTGTATTGCTTGTTGTTCGACAAATCTTGAACATGGTCTGAATAATCGTCTCTGTGGCGCATTCCACCTGCTCGGCTTATAATTGTGCCATCGGCACGAAAAAGCCTCGCATACGTGAAATAAGCGAGTGCTTTGCGTATTCCGCTGGTGTACTTCTGCACCTTGGTTTCTTCTTGGCTGCAATCGCCCTCCTTCTTGGTGGTGTATTCGCCACCGTCCAGGAATACCGAAGGCTGGAAATCGGGCAATACTGAATCGTCCCACTCTCCCTGCTCGGTCGCTGCCTTGAACCGCTCATACCCGATGGCTGGTATGATGTTCGCATCTTCGCATTCTCGAATGTATGCGTTCACTTCATCCTCATCTAGGTGTGTGCTGGTCGGTCGTGCCAGTTTTTGGAACTGATCAACCGTGATAAGTTGTTTTCTCTGTTCTCCCATAGGCTCAATCAATTAGTCTATCGTGTTGTTCCCTGCCACCTCGCTGCTGATATACTTTAGCGGCTGTAGCTTGGGGTCTAGGTTCTGAATGGCTGGGTCGTGCCAATTCTTGAAAATCTTCTTGAAGGCTCGCTCGATGAAACGCTGCTCGGTTGTCACTTCGCCAGCATAGTATTCGTAAGCGTCCTGCATAACTTGTCCGCTGAATCCCAGCTTGCCAATACGGATGGAGTAGAAGAGTTCTTGGTGAAACTGGGCATAGATGCGTTCGATAACGCTGCTGTCGGTCACGGAAAACTCCTTGTCGAAGTTCTTCGTTGGGAAAGCAACAACCTTCGGCTCGTCTTCCTCGTTCTCAACCTCGACCGCAAGAATCTTCGCTGTGTTCTCGTCCCCTTGGAACTGCAAAAGGTCTTCATCGGAAATCATCTGTCCGCTCTCCACCTCTTCGCCATTCTCATCGAACTTTGGAACGCCCTTTTTGGTTACAAGCATACACGATACGAGGAAGTTGTTGCGGACGTTTCTCATCTTGACGTTGCCCAGTCCCTCATCGGTCGAAATCTCCGTGATTGCTGAATCGTAGCTTGCTGTAGGATAAATAAACTGTCCGTCTAGGCTCTGCCACAGAATCTGTCCTTTATAGCTGTCGATGCCGCCAGCGTTCTCAATCTGTTCAAGAACGATGTCGGGGTCGGGATTGAATACGTTGATGCGCTCGATAGTCTTCTCGTTTACCATCAACCGCTTTCCGTTCCTCGTTTTCTTCTGCTCCCAGTCTGGATGCAGCAAGACGTGCGCCACGCTCCCCTTGTCGTCCGTCTCTTCAAGGCGGCAATTTTCAAAGGGTACGTGGCTCACGCTCGACACCTGCCCTAGAACGTTGTAGTTAACGTGAAGGGCGAAGCCTCCAAAGCGTGCGAGGTCTTGCGCTACGTTCCGGAGCAAATCGTCTGCCGTGTCCCCTTGTGGGTTCATCGCCAACGATGCTAGAATGTCGCTATCAAAGCCGTAGCCCTCAATAAATCGGGCGTAGCGGTTAAGGCACAGCATTGCCGTTCCGCTGGCTTCCGTGATGCGTGCGAGGTTCTGCGGATAAAGATTATCATATCCGTATGCCTGCATCTTAAATCGGCTTACGTAGCCAATATCAACCCTTCGCTTTGGCTTCTTAACTGTCTTAACGTTCATATTGCTTGTGTCGTTTTACTTGTTGTTTTGTTACTCTTCCTTGCCTGCTTTTTCGGTTTGGTCGAGGTCTTTCTTCTTGTCGCTGCCTGCTGCTTTTTCGGCAGGATCTTTCCCGGTGGTATCATCTGCACCGCTGTCGCTGCCTGCTGGCGGCTGCTTGTTCTCGATGAGTTCATCGCTGGGTATCTTTTGGAAGTAGCTTTCCATGTGTGGGTACTTCGTCAGATATTCGTGCGCTACCTTGTCGGTCAGGTTCTCGTTCGTGAAAATCTTACCATGGTAGAAGTCCGGGCAGGAAATGATAAAACCTGCCTTCATTGCGTAATTACATGTTTTTGGCATTGCCTTTTCTTTTTTGAGTTTTAGATAAATTTCGATTAAAGCATCGTGGTAACACTGCTGGCAGGTTGTCGGAACAAAACGCTTGCGTGTTACCTCGAAATATAGAGTTTCTATAACTGCCTTGTCAGTTGCATCAAAGGGACTGTCGAAACGTGCCTTCAACTCCACGACCTTGGCTGTTGCTTCCTTGTATGTCATAGGCTACGCTGCTGCTTCCGTCAGAAGGCTCTGATACTTGGCTGCTGTTGTCTCGCTGTCGGTGTCAAAGAAGAAGTAAGCTGCCTTTGGTACGCTCTCCTCTTCCAGCGTGATAAGCCAGCCGCCCTCGGTATCGTCTGAGTACTTGTCGTTCTCGCCTGCGCTTGCCTTCAGTGCCTGCGCATATCCGAATACCTGATACTCTGCCTTTCCTTCCGCTCCCTTAGAGAGGTTGCGAAGGATGATAACGAACTTTCCATTCGCCAGTCCGTCAATGATATTGGCGCAAACGTCAGGTGTGTTAGCCAATACCACGACTGCTACGGTGTTCTTCCAGCTGTTGCGGTACGTGCCAACGGTCAGCTCGGTCTTGGTTCCAGTGAAAGGCTTGCTGCCCTCCTGCCGGATGGCGTATGCTTTCTTGCCAGTCTTCAAGACCAATGTTTTAATTGTATTGCCTTCGACAACGCACTTAGTGAAGTCGATGTCGTCTCGGTTGATGATAAGTCCATCGCCCTCCAGTCCCTTTGTTACTTGGTCTTCGCAAGGGATGATGATGTCCTGGGCGATAAGGCTCTCGCAAGTTGTTGCCATATTAATTCGTTTTAAATTGTTATATCCCCAACACCGTTTTGTGGGTGTTGAGGATTGTCAAAATAACTTAATACTAAACTGAAAATTTGGAGCGATTAGTAAGCTGCATGGATCATGTCCTCTTCGAGGAGAGCCGTGCCAATCTTACCAGTAGCATAGAGATAGTTTCTGCGCTCCTTCTGGTCGAACCAGATGTCGAGGTCGCTGATGAGATTGTCTGCGTCTGTACCAATCATAAGGTGCTTAGGGTTGCAGAATACCGCACGGTGTGGAAGGTTGACTGTCGTTGCGCCCTTCTCGTATGCTTTAATCATTCTGTCCCAGATGCCGACACGTGCAATCTTCACTCCGTTGTAGGTCGCTACTTCGAAGCCATCGAACAACTTCTCCCATGGCATAATGTCGTGGTAGGTCTTCTTGAGGTCGTAGGTCAATGCGTCAGCAAGCGAGCGTGTCATGAGCAATACGGCATCGCTGTCGTCAACGATACGTGTGTCTGCATCCATCAAAATGGTGTCTACAAGTGTAGTAGCCGCACCACTCTTGCGCAATGCAGAAATCTGCAATGCTGCCGTGGTCTCGCTGTTGGCTGCGATGGTGGTATGGTTCTTTGTCGCTGTGGCTGTAAAGATGCGCTTGAACAGACCATCGCAGACGTTGAAATTACTGACATCTAAGCCTGCCGTCAGCTTGCCGCCACCGCCACCTTCTTCACTTGCCAGTGTTGCTTCCTTGTCGCCAAGCCAGCCGAAACGCCAAATCATCTGCTGCATGGCTCGCTGGAGTGCATCGGCATAGATTGTCATGAAGTCGGTGCTGGTGAGGTCGCCAATGGCTGTACCAGTCTTCAATGAATACTCTGCGATGGTTCCCTTCAATGCCTCGTAGCAAATCTTGAGAGGGATTTCCCACTGTCCGAGTTCCCAACGCTTCTGAGAGTTTGCGATACCCTTCTCTTCGTAGGTAGGGTCGCAACCGCCACCCTTCTTACCGACCATTTCCATCTCTCCGAGAAGAGCGATAGGGTCTTTCTCTTTTACCTTCTGAATGTTCACGAATGAAGAGAAGTCTTCATCGTTGTAGAAGGTTTCCTGCACGGCATCCTTGATGCTTGCGAGGTTTTCAGGCTCGAGTTTAAGGTTCTCGAGCTGCTGTTTTGTAAATCCTGCCATTATTTTCTTGATTTAATGGGTTAATACTTGGTTACTTCTTGCCCTTTTTGTGGAGCTTGGCAAGTCTCTCCTTGATGGCATTCTTGCCTTCCTCGACAGCGTTCACGTTGTCGCCTGCGCCCTTGCCGCTTGGCTGTCGCTGTGCTGGCTGGTAGTGGCTGCTGAAGCCTGCTAAAACCTTCTCAGCACCGCCTGCCATCTTCACAGCATTCAGGATGCGCATGTCTTCCTTGCTCTTTGCGAGTTTCTGTGCGCCTGCCAGCTGTGCCTTGGTGTCGTTCAACTGCTGTTTGAGTGCTGCAACCTGCTGTTTCAACTTGGCTACGGTTTCGTTGTCGGTGCTTGATGCGCTGCCGCCCTCACCGCCTTCATTGCCTTCACCGCCTTCATTGTCTGCGGTCTGAATGTCGGTAATTACACCGTCCTCGACAACAATTGTCTTACCGTCCGGCATTTCAAACGTCCCGTCCGGACTTGCCTTGTCGCCAACTTGTGGATCTCCCTCTTCACGCTCAACGGTCAGTGTCTGTCCGTCTGCTGTGTTGAGTTCCATCGCCTTTGGCTCTGCCTTGGCTTGTGGCTCTGCCACCGCCTGCTCTGCTTCCTCCAGTGTCTTCACGCCCAACTTGGCGAGAATCTTGTCGAGGAGAGAAGCCTTTACTTCTGTCTTTTTCTCCATTGCTTTTGGATTTTGTTGTTTTGAATTAATGAATTGTTCTATGTTGCGTTTCGATGCGCTTGCGCTGATTGGTGCAACGGTGCTGCTGATAAGACCTAGGCGCAATGCTTCGCTGGTGTTGATGAAGATGTCCTTATCCATCAAGGTCTGTATCTCTTCCCGGTCGCACTCGCACCGCTCTACGTATGCGTCCACAAACTTATCCTGCCACATCTGCATTTCCTCGCCCAGGTTCTTCAAGTCCTTTGCGCTCAGCTGGTCGCCCAACCCCCAGCCAGGAACATACGGATTGTGCAGCAGGAAGGCAGCGTTCTCGTATGCCTTGCGGCTCTCCTTTGGAGCTGCGAGCATGATGATTGTTGCCATGGATGCTGCCTTGCCCTCCACGGTGCAGGAAATCTTCTTGCCGCTCTGTCGCAGTCTGTCGTAGATTGCCCAGCCTTCAACCACAGAGCCGCCATTGCAGAAGATGCGCATATCGATTGTATCATCGTCTTTCGGTATGCTTGCTGCAAAAGCATCTATATCTTGAAAACACACGCAATCACCTCCCCACCATTGATACCAGAACTTGTTGTCTTGGCTGTCGATGTCGTTGTATATTCTGAGTTTTGCCATTTAATCGGTATTTTTAAGTTTTAAAACGCTGCAAAGATACGACATTTTTCAATATGTTTATCTCGTAAGCAGTTAATTTTTCTAAACAAGCCAAAATTTTGCGCTCTAAGCGGCTTTTATCACCTTGGGTGTGTAACTTTACCACCTTCAAGCGAAAACCGCTCAGAACGCAAATTTTGATGAAATAACTGCAACCATTAGAGCCTACCGATATTTTCTATCGTCTGCACTCTACGCTGGGTGCGGTTTATCTCCTCCACGCTTACTACTGGCTGGGGAGCCATCTGATACCCTCTAGCTACAGCTGCCGCCAGCATATCCATGCCGATGTTGCTGCCTCCGTTGTTTGCTACGATAGGCACGCCACCGCCTAGCTGGTTGAATGCGGATAATATAGGGCTGAACATCGAAGTCGCCTTGGCGGTCATTACGCTCTCGCCATTTGAGAGCCTTGCCGGGATGCTGTCGCTGGTTCCAGTTCCAGAGCCTTGGACGTAGCCACCAGTGGAGAATCCCTTGACGAGTGCTTTCGCTCCTGCGAATGCTGCTTTAAGCAATGCGAGTTTCGCTGCTGCGTCTGCCACGCCTGCCCATCCGAGTTTAGCTAAGCCTCTTCCTAGGATTTCAATGTATTGTGCCTCCATGGCTATCTCTACGGCATCCAGCAAAGAGCTAAGTAAAGATTTCAGAAAAGAATGAAAAGATTTATCTTCACTATTAAAGAAATCGACAAAAGCATCTCCAACTGCCAAAATATAGCTTTTCATGTTTTGAAGTTGTTCTTCTGTCAACTGCTTCTTTTTATCATTCTCAGTCTTTTGTATTTCCACGTTAGTATCGCTCAGGTCTTTCTGGAGCTGTTCCTGCACGGCTGCATAGTCCTTGTATGCGTCCAGTTTGCTCTGAAGGAAAGTCTTGTATCTCTCCAGCTTGGCTGCATCGTCTTCCTCTCCAGTGCCACCGTTCATGATGTCCGCATCCCTTCGCTTCTTCTCTGCTTCCTCGAACTCCTTGTTGAGTTCGTCCACAATCTCCTTCGCTTGATTCTTGATGTCCGCTTTCGCTTTTATCATGATGTCGAGTAGCTTAGCCTGCATTTCTTGCGCCTTTTCCGCTCCTATCTCACCAGCCGCCACGTATGCGTCAATGCTCCTCGCTACCATGTTCTTCTCGAGCTGTTCGAGATCGTTGTCGTAGTCTCGGTCGTTGTCGTACATGCCTGCAAGGTATCGCTTCTTTGCGTCCATTACTTGCTCGTTGTACTTGTACTGGATAAGCGCAATCGCTTCCTGCAATTCCTTTTCCTGCTTCTTTTTGCGCTCTGCTTCCTCCTTTGCCGCCTTGTCGGCTGCTGCCTTCTCCTTCTTGGTCTTAGGGGTAGTGCTGGCGATATTAGTGCCATCCTTGAGCTTTGTATTGTCGGTTGTGGCGGTCGCTATGGATGGCGCATCTGCGCTGACTGGTATCTTGATGTTAGCATGGTTAAAAGTATTCTTCATGCCACCCACGATTGCATCAGCCATTCCGCTGCCGAATTTCTTCAAGTCTCCCCAAGCCTCCTTCACGGTATTGCCAAGACCCGAAAAGATGGAGTTGAAGCCGTCTCGCATCTGCTTCACGTCAAAGGAGAAAAAGCCCTCAAACATCTGCAACAGTCCCCTCACTGGTCTTGCAACAAGCTTAATGGCATCTATGATGATGTTGAAGGCAAGCAAGGCAACCTGTCCGACAGACTTAAACGCAAAGCCTATCAACTGAATCAATCCTCTAAATGCCACGCTTTGGTTATAGAGGTTGATGATAGCCCTCAATAGTTTCGTTAGATGGTTGCTTACGAATGTTGCCGCCTGAGCCTTCATCATTTCAAAGCCGCCACCAGTAACGTCAAAGAGTGCACTTGCGGTATCCTTCAAACGCTTGTTGGCTTCCACCTGCTTTTCCTGAGCCTTGGCAACATCACTGGATTGTTCCTTGACCTTATCCATGTTCATCTCAATGTCTCCGAGGGTCTCGATGTACTTTAGTCCTGCATCCTCGCCAGGACCTCCAAATATATCTGCGATGGCTGTTCCTACCTTGGCTGATGAAGCAGGGAACTCCTTTAGCTTGTTACCGACCTCCTGCATGATGTCGAATGTGGTCTTGCTACCGTTTTGCAGTTCTTTCTGAACTTTCTTGCTTGATATACCTATGCCATCCAATGCGGCTGCTGTTGCGGTAGTCATCTCTCGAAGTCTAAGATTACCCTCTTTGATGGTGTCAAGACCCTTATCAGAGAATATTCCCTGCTTGGTGGCGTTGGTTGAAATTGCCACGAATTGCTCCGCATTCAATCCAGCCTCCTTCAGGTACGTTGGGTATTCCTTCACGTTCTCTAGGAACCCATCACTAGCATTCGCACCAGCCACAAAGCCATCTTGCAAGAGCTTTAGCGATTCTGATACACTGATGCCAAACTGCTTGCTCATTACATTTGCGGATTGCAAGGTTTCGCCAAAATCCACGTCAAACGTCTCGCTGATTGCCAAGGCTTGATTTCTCACTGATTTCATTTCGTCACCGAAAAGCCCAGTGAACTGCATAGTCTTGCGTGTGGCTTCCTCTATGCCCTTGTTGTAGTCATAGAACCATTTGAAAGCCATTCCGACACCAGCCACACCTGCCATGGCGAGGAAATAAGGGTTGGTCAATAAGGAAAGAGCCGTATTTTTCAACGCACCAAACTTTACCCTTAGGTCTTCCACAGACTTTCCCATTTCCATAACCTTTCCGATTCCAGTATCATTAACAACATCAAAACCGAAAAACTCGGTATTTTGTAGGTCGTCAGCCGCCTTCATCATGGAATCGTAATAGCTGCCGACACTGCGCTGGAATCTTCCAGTAGCCTCCTCAGCCTCTTTCAGCTCCTCTATCAAGTCTTGGATATGCTCCTGCATCTCCTGACCCTTGGAACTATCACGCTCGGCACGGCTCATCTCATCGTAAGCCTTGGTGGCATTGGAAAGCTGGGCACGCAGCTGCTTCAAGCTGCCTTCCTGCTCGTTCTCTGTGCGCACGTTGTTCTGGATCTCCTTCCGCAAGGTGCGCACGTTGTACTGATACTCCTTGATGGTTGCGTTGATGGCTTCCGTCTGCACCTTCATCTCGTTGGTCGTGATGGTCTTGTCTTTCTCCTGCTGCTGCAAGTCCTTGATGCTTGCCTTCAGCTGGTCTATCTTTTCCTTGTATCTGATGATGCCATAGATTGCATCCTCGTACTTGACCTTGATGTCAAGTATCTGCTGTCTGTCTTCACTTACCATAGTTCTTTCTTTTTAGTTGTTCAACTCTATCATTGTAACCTCACAATATCCGCTGCTTGTTGTCTTGATTTCGAGAACTGCGAAATATGCTCCGTACTGGGCAAGGTACACTGGCTTCGTTTCGTCAAAATCTAGTATATCCAAGTCCGACAGATTGAGCCGTTCCGTGATTACGTGCGCCCTGGCGATACTTGCTGCAAGCTGCTTGTACTTCGTATCGAATATGTTCTGAAGGTCAATACCAAATCGAAGTGCAGCTTGCTCCTTATCATCTCTTAGCGTCATTATCCGCTCCTTGCATCCCTTATACTCTCCACCATTCTTCATGCCGAAAGAATCAAGTGTTCTTATCGGTATGCGGTTGTCATCGCTGGCTGCAAAAGGTAGCGTCCATGTGTCCTGCTCATAGCCCAAAGTCTGGTTGCTGATTACGAGGTCTGCATCATAGTCCCCGGTTGTCTCTTCGTCTTCCTTCCACTTGTAGCGGTTGTGTTGCATAAAGTCTGAAACGGAATACTCGCTTTTCCGTGGTGCACCTTGGCGGTCATACGGAATGAGTTTTCCGCTCCAGTCGTAGGCGTTCGCCTTGTTTGCCCAAACTCTGGTAAACATGATAAACTGCACTTGCGTGCTGTTGGTCAGTTGCCTAGGGAACGAGCCAGTTATCAAAGCTAGAAACTTAATGAAGTTTGTTACCTCGATTTCAGGTAGATTTATGCCGATAGGGAAACTTCCCCCAATCGGCACGCTATCTCCAATCTTGACTCTCGCTGTGATTTTGCCGCTGTAAACGGATGGTGGGTTAGTTTCGCCCGCATCCGGTCCGTGCATGATAGTCTCAAACGTCAGTACATCGTCCTTCTTTAGCGATATTGTGTTCGTTCCTGCCGAAAGTAAATAAAGATAGCCATCGATAGCATATCTGCGTAGTACGACCGGTAACTTCATCTGCCCATCCTCGTATTTCAAATCTCCGAACTCGTATTCCTGCGTGGATGCCTCACCTCCAGTAGTGCTTGGCGTTGTCACGGTCATTTTCACGCCCATAGGCACCTGAATCTCCGCTGCGTCTTCAAACTGATGTCTGACGTAGTATTGCACTTGCACATCAAAGGTCAGTTCGCAATCCTTCGTTATCGTCAGTTTCTGTACATCGCTGCCAGTGCTTGGTGTGACTGACGTCAATGAGTTGTTGACGGAAAAGGAAAGTGCTCCCAGTCCGTCACGGCTCTTAACGTCTGCGGTCAGATTACCGATGATTGTCTTGTCGTCTGCCTTGTTGTTGATTATAGGCACAACGAGGTTGTTCAACATCTTCTTTGCTTCATCATCCTGCCAAACGAAAGATACGCCCGACTTCCTCGCTATCCTTGACAATAGCCAGTTTACGGTCACACATGGCTGCAAGAATTTTGGGGACGTTTTATATTCATCCACCGCCACATCATCGCCTACGAAATCCTCCTTATTATCGCCATCTATCATTTCGTGCATAGGTGTCAGCCCGGTAACTGATAGCGACAGAGTGCTGTAATATTCGGCAGGTGCATTCACTACGAGGTATGCAGCTCTAGCCTCTCCTCTGATGGTGTATACTTCCAGCGTCTCATCTTCTCCGCTCACGGATATAACCCGCATGTACTTATCCAGTACTGCATAGCTTCTATAATCGCCCTTTCCTTGCGCTTGCACATTTGCCGTTGATGATGGCAAGAAGGGGATGAGAGCACAAATCGTGTCCGATGCGTTCTCTATATTTCCACTGATGTACTTTCCGACCTCTGCGCCAGTTCTGATGCGTCCACGGCTAGCCGAGTATTGTGTCGTGGTATACTTATTCCTCTGCACCAGATTAATACCAAAGTTATCTTTGCTTTCAATTCGGTATGGGTTGTAATAAGCAAAGAATATTCCCTTGTTCACGGCTTCCTCCCTTGTGTTTGGTTTGTTGTACTTTTCAAAAAGCACTCTGTCTGTCACTCCCAGTTCGTTCAGTTTCATTCCGCTCTCAAGTAGCTTCGTGAACGCTGGCATTATACCCCAGTAAATTGAAACCTCAATGTTTTCCTCGATGCTCAGCACGCTCAATCGTCCGTCCTTGATAATTTGCACACCTCCACGGAAATAACTGCACTGGTGGAAAATAAAAGGGTATCTGCTGCCGCTCTTCGGTCTGTCCGCTTGCTGCAAAACTGAAAGGTTGTGCACCGTCCGTGGTAGCTGGATGGTGTACGTGTAGTTCGAGGTCATTTTCGTGACGTCACGAAAAAGGTTGCTCTTAATGTCGAGCACCACATCGGTGCTCTCCGGCAAATCCATCAAAACACCGTCTATATAAAGTTGCTGGTCTGTCATAATCTCTGAACGTTAATGTTATTTATTATCATTTCGCACACGAAATCCTGCAAGCAAGCTGTGCTCTTCGTGTAGCTTCCTGCCTTGATTGTTACGCTCGTCCACTGGTCTTCCTCGTGCATCCAGTCTCCCCCGAGGTACATGTCAACGACTGGGCTGCTGGCTAGGTCTTGCAGCATATCGAACGTATCACTGTCAACCAACGGGGCACAAAGTTTGATTGAATCCGTGCGCTCGTATCCCTGCCTTCTTCCGCTGTCGCCAACGTAGCCGTATATGTCGCTGTATCCGCTTAGATTGTTGCGTATGAAACTCAGGTCGCTGGCAATCTCTCTCGTTTCCTCACCAGACGCAAAGAGCCAATAGCGAATGAATCCGTGTCGGTCAATCCAACGCAGATAGATGCCGCTCTCGGTATCGTCTCTGTCGATGCGCAGCAATAGTGACTGCTTGCCACCGGCAGATAGGCAGAAAGTAAGGTCGAAAGTATTGTCAAACGTTCCCTGCTGAATCTCTCCATCGTAGTCGTAGATGTTCCAGTACCTTGCACCGCTTGGTAAGATGGCTGCATTGAAGTCTGTCATGTCGGTGTTCGGAATCTCAAGCAGCTTGTTGGGTGCTCCCTCGTAACCTATAAGCAGTTTGGTGTCCGCCTTACTTAAATACATACCAAAAGAGAACGGATAGTTGGTGAACCACGTAAGGCGTTTGTAGCCGTTCCAGGTCTCCCCGAACCTTGGCGCACCCCATACTACGTTCGTAGTGAATTCGATGCTCGCAAGCTGTCCGTCTCTGTCATCGTATGCGTTAACCTCAACTCTTATGTACTGGGATAAGTTATTGAAGTCATAGTTTATCGTCCAGTCCACGCCTGCATTGATGCGTCCATCGAAAAAGGCTTGTACGTATGCCCTGGAGTCTGTAATGCACTTTCCGTTGAACGCCTCCACATTGTAGGCTCGTTCCTTGTTGCCACATCTGATTATTACCTCAATCCACGAAAGGTTACT